AAGCATGGAACGCGGTAAATCGCAATTTCAAAACGGCACTCAAATGTTTCCCCATTATGATGAAGGAATACAAGCTGAAAATGTTGATTGTGGGTAGGTCGAACTGTGGGTTGGAAGAAGAATACGGTGACCAAGTTGAAGTTGTAAAAATGTTGCCTTACCACGAGTTCCAAGAAAGAATGCGACAATCCAAATTTTTGTTTGTTCCCAATATTTACGATGCATCACCACGCGTCATCAGCGAAGCCATTATAAAAGGTCTTCCCGTATTGATGAACCGTAGTATATTGTGCGGGTCCAAATATGTAACGCCAGAAACGGGTGAAGTGTTTACCGATGAATACGATATTCGGTTCGCGTTAGACCGTCTTTTGGAAAACTATGGCAAAATCTCGCCTAAAAAATGGTGGTCTGAAAATTACGGTAGAAAAGTGTCGGGTGTCAAAATGTGCAACTTTTTGAAAAAATCGTTTCCGGGGGTGATTGACAACCTTACCGAAGTATACTATTGAGAATATTTTTGACGTATTCAAAAATATTCAGAAACGTTGAAAATACAACCCAACCCGATTACAAATTTTCAATGGTTGTTTTCTTACCATGACATTCGCGACAGAGTGCTAATAAATTGTCTACATGATTACTGCCACCGTATTCCAAACGAACTTTGTGGTCGACTTCGAACCAAGCGTTCAATTGGTCTCCACAGTCACCACATTTCCATCCTTGTCGCGACGCTACGAATTTTTTCTTGGTCTCACTGACCGAGCGTTTTGTGCTTTTTGATCCAGATTTTAGGATACGCTGTTCCGCATATTGGTTTTTTGTTACTCCTCCTCCGCCGTGCGGCATTTGTAAAATCGGATTGTTGTATCCGCTACTTGTTCCGTTGTACAGCGCCGCTTCTTGAGAAAAACCGTGTTTGGAAGTGAAATCCAAGATCGGTGAAATCATAGAACTTGTATTACGATCCACAGGTAAATATTTTATGTATTCGTTGGACGTAGTAATAATCTCTTTTGCACTCAACGGATTTTTTTTGATTAAATAATACAAAAAGAACGCACCAAAGACAACGCCTCCGATTTGATAGTATTTTTTGAACGCGAGTAATCGTTTTACGTATTTTCCCTCCGTATAAATATGAAAAACCACCGCTCCTGTAAGGAGTAACAAAATTAGTTCAATTCTCATAGATAGTTATATACTGCTGATACTTTTTACAGAAGTTTGTATTTTCAACGGTTTATTTGTAGAGTATCCAGATCAACAAAAAACAGACCAATGTAAAAGACGCGATAATGTATTCCTTTTGAATACGAAACCGTTTCGATACTTGAATTTGTTTTGGAATATAATGTGTGCGATACTTGTCCAAGGCTTGGAACAATGTAACTTCTTCTTTTCCAAGTGAAACGTTCACTTTATTGTGTATAAAATGAACCCATCTCAAAAACGAGTCGCGACTATCTAAATATGGAGACACGGGAAATTTATCTAAAAGCCCAGCAAAACGGTTTCCGATTTCGGGATTTGGCAAAAACAATGGCATGTTTTGAATGAGATCATAATATTTGCGTTTCGTTACCGAGGTTGGTAGTTCCGGATATGTGTAAGCAACTGTTTCCAAGAAAAACCAATAATGCGGACCCCATACGGTTGGATCAAACTTTTCTGCATTCAAGGGGGAAAATTGAGGTGGAATAGAGGTTTTGGAGTGATGATGGTGATGGTGTTCCTGAAACGTGTCCATTGGTATCCAAAGTAAAAGTATATAAACACTTTGGAAGATATTCAAAGAGAATAACCGTGAAGTGTTTTTAGAATAAATAATATGAGCGACCAGTATTGCAACAACTGCGGTAAACTAGGACATTTATATCACCAATGCAAAGTTCCCATTACAAGTATCGGAGTAATCGCGTTTCGCAATAATCCAATTACGGAGAAAATGGAATATCTTATGATACGTAGAAAAGATACATTGGGACACATCGATTTCATGCGTGGAAAATACACGGTTTACAATCGACATTATATTGTGAATATGCTAAATCAAATGACGTTCCAAGAAAAAGAACGAATGAAATTGGGCGACTTTGACTTATTATGGAAAACATTATGGGGAGACGCCATCATTTCGAATTTGTACAAGAACGAGGAAATCGTTTCACGAGAAAAATACAATTTACTCGTAAAAGGAGTTGTCAACAATCGCGACTATTATACCATTCACGATTTAATTGAAGAAAGTGATGCAAACAGTGTCTCATGGGAGGAAGCGGAATGGGGGTTTCCAAAAGGGCGTCGCAATCCACAAGAAAAAGACTTTGAATGTGCGTTACGCGAGTTTACGGAAGAAACGGGATATCCCGTCAAGTTTTTGAAAAATGTGCAAAACATTCTTCCGTATGAGGAAATATTCACGGGGTCGAATTACAAATCCTACAAACACAAATACTATCTCATGTTTATGAACTATGAAAACACGTTGGAGATGGGAGAGTTTGAGGTAACTGAAGTGAGTAAACTGGAATGGAAATCTTACGAGGAGTGCATGAAGTCCATACGTGAATATAATGTCGAAAAACAACGTTTGATAACCAAGATCGACCGATTGTTGAAGACGTCTATATGTTGCTTTGTGTAGGTTTTTACCAAAGAAGTTTGTCCGCATAAAATCCAGCACTTCCACGAACATTGCGATCTTTAGAATGTCGGATCTTGTATAAACGTCGACGCTTGTTCGCCGTCTCTTTCCCAAAATCACGCATATACGTAGGATAATCATTCATTCCAAGGGCACCCACAGAAGCCACTTTTTTCCCACGTTTGAAGACATCAATCTTTTTCGTTTTATTGGCGGAAGGTTTCACAGTTACTCCATATTTTTTTGCCTGTCGTCGAGTATAGCGAGTGATTGTATACGGTTTGACCATCTATACATAACTATGTACAAAAAAATGAAAAGTCCCTGAAAACAGAACCTATGATATTATGTCGTTCTATGATATACGAACGAAATAATATTGATATATGGCAAATATGGCAAACAAAAAAATGGAAATGAAAAAAAAAGGAGGAGCAGTAGGAGTAGAAAACACCTTTTATCAAAAATACATTGTTCAATCCCCGATCTATGAGTCCACTACCAATTTCGCAAAACGTTTATTTAGTGAACAACCCTCCGATGAACTTTGGCGTGCCGCAGTGTACAAATACTTTGGATCTGCGGTCGTTTTTTTCATTGTTTCCATGATCATATTCACGATGATACTGAGCCCTGGGTTCACAGAATACAATTTGGATAAATATTTCTTTTTACTCGTCTTTCCTCTGATCCTAGTATTTGCATTTGTGCTCAATATTGGCAATGAAAGTTCATCCAATACAGCTTTTCTAAAAATTGTTCTCGGTTTACTCTTGATCGGTGGTGTGATTTATTACTACACCACATCACAAAGTTCGGGAATACTCGAGCTCGGTTCAAATTACGCGGTTTTAGCATTGATTGTTCTCATTGGTGTTACGATTGTATACAACGTCGTTGTGCAGTACATGTCAAAATTGACGGGATGGCCCGGATTTGTTGCACAACTCATCTTTTACATTCCATGTATTTTGACCGATTTATGGGACGCACTTTTGGCTGATTTCCAGATGACCCCTTATTCTGTATATTTGATCTTGTTTATAGAAGCCGTGTTGATCGTGTTGTATTTCGTTCTACCCTTGATGACAGCATCAGTCACCGGATTAGACAATGGAAAACAGCTTACGGTAAACGCCGTTCGTTTAGACAAAGAAATGCAAATTATCGCGAATAGTGGCGATTTGCGTATTGTGCCTCAAGGAATAGATGCGATCTATGGAAATGTAAAACACGAATTCCGTAAAAACTATTGTATTTCGATCTGGGTGCATGTAACACCTCAGACGTCTTCTACGATCGCATACAACAAAGAAACGGAGATCTTCAAGTATGGGTATACCGATTCTTCTGGTATAGAACACATCAAACCCATGGTGAGATACTACGGTGGAGGACACAATGATATTGCAGAAGAACGTGACAAATATATCTTTTACTTTGTCGAGTATCCTCCCAAAGTTCAGTACGACCACCCCGAAAATATGTCTTATGAGGTTACAGTTCCCAATCAACGATGGAATAATTTTGTGATGAACTACAATCGCAACAGTGTAGACTTGTATATCAACGGTAATTTAGAAAGATCCTTCAACCTGTCAATGCATCTCCCTGATTATAATGATTTAGATCAAATCACAGTTGGGTCTCCTGATGGGAAGGGGGTGCAAGGAGCCATATGTAATGTTCAGTATTTCAATCATCCTCTCTCGCCAGAACAAATTTCATTTTCTTACAATATGTTGTTCCAATCGGACCCCCCCGTTCCAAGAAATCCAATGAAGACGCGATAACTATGAAACATGACAAAAATATATATGACCATTTTATAATACTAGAATACTAGATTTTACTTAAAATGAGTGCTACTGTTGTGATTTTAGCCATTATGGTTGTGATATTGGTCTACGTGTTGTATGTATATTTCATCAAAAAGTCAAATACGATAACCACATCTGCCAATTTGTTAACGGGAGCGAATAAACCTTTTGACACTTTGAATAGTGGTCAGTCTACTCGTTACGCATACGGCATTTGGGTATTTGTGAATACGTGGGATACTACATCACAGAAGACCATTTTTTCGCGCGACGGAAACATCAAAGTGTATTTAGATCAAACCAAACCCGATCTCTATTGCAACATTGTCCAAGATCCCAATGGTGGTCAAAAACCGATTTTGATTACGGATAATTTCCCTATTCAAAAATGGGTCTATATCATCATTAGTTCGGACGATCGCATTGTGGATTGTTATTTGGATGGGAAATTGGTGAATTCAACGAAACTACTCAACTCTCCCAAAACGCCAAAGAAGCCCTCGGACGCACCTGTTGTTCTTGGATCGGGGTGGGACGCAAACGTGGCCAAATTCGCAAACTGGTCGGGGCCACTGGGCCCTCAAGAAGCATGGGATAACTACATGAATGGAAACGGATCGTCCAAAGGGTTTTTATCTTCCTACAGTGTCAACCTTTCCGTTCTCAAAGATAACGTGGAACAAAACAAATACACGCTCTTCTAATTGTTCCAATATATTTGATCTGTATATAGTATATTACAAATACACATCAAATGAATGTTCCACAACCCACTGGAAATTCGTCTTTGAATAAATTACCCGATGCAATTTCGAATACCATTCATGGAGTTTCCGAAGGCGTATCGACTGCATATAATACTGTGGCTGACCGCATCAATACAGCAACTACCTACGTAGGTGATACCATCAATTCATTTTCGTCAAAAAGTGCGGTGGACGGAAGTAACGAGTTTCTGCAATCCAATACGATTTTAGCAAAGTTTGCGTTTTTGATCATTGTGTTGGTCGGGTTTTTGTTTTTGGTCAATTTAGGCATGAGTTTGATCGGATATTTTTCCAAGCCATTGAGCAACGTGTTTTTAATCTCGGGCACGGCCAATGGCGCAAATGAGTTCACCATTCCACAAGACCCTAAAAATAAAGACTCGAAAATAATCAGTCGATCCAATAACGAGCTTACGGGCATTGAATTTACATGGTGCACGTGGATTTACATCAATGATGTTCCTAACCCCGAAACGGGTCATAGATACCTTCACATTTTCAACAAAGGAAATGCCGAATATAATGAAGACACGGGTATAGCTACTGTAGATAATGGACCCGGATTATATTTTGATACCTCGGGTAACCAATTGACTGTGATTATGAACACCGTCAGTGCCCAAAACCCATATCAACTTGTGGAAGTTCCGGGTATTCCTTTGAGAAAATGGTTCCATTGTGCCATTCGCATGGAGAACAAAGTGTTGGATGTGTATGTCAATGGTATCATTGTCTCACGCTTGATCATGCAGGATGTTCCAAAGCAAAACTACATGGATGTGCATATTTGTAAGAATGGCGGGTTCAACGGAAATTTAGCGGATCTTCAATACTTTAATCGTGCACTCAGTGTATTCGAATTGAACAATATTGTCGTCTGGGGGCGTAATACTTCTGCGGCGAGCGGATCTTCGGCCTCGGATGCGACAGGATACCCCTACTATTTGTCCAACTTGTGGTATTCCACCAAGTATTAATTTTCAAAATTTTACGATATATTTTGTTTTCCAAAACAAAATACATGCCAACACTATACAATGTCCAAAGTAACCGATATAAGTAGTAATGCAGTTCTTGCAAAAAGTTGTTTGCAGCGTAAATTGTATTTAAATTATTTGAACCAATCCATTCCACATGTGAGACGAGACATTACGTCTCCGTATCCTGCAAATACGCAATTTGAACTTGACATGCGAAGAAAAGCTGAAATATTGAAATACAACTATCAATCCAGTAAAGTTGGAAAAACGACGAGAGCACAACGTTGGACGATATTGAATAACAATGCAACCGCATTCAATCGAAATAATCGATGTATCGTTCCTGACAATCAGATTATTTATACTCCATCCACATCGAGTGACGTTCCGGGTCCCATGATACAACTCTACGAAGATCCCTCCATTCCGTTATACAAGTTTATCGGAAAACAACAAGACGAGCCCGAGAATGTGTTTCCTTATCCCGACTACACCGAATTGTTCAACGTATTTCCGAATTATCATCCCACCTTTCAAAAATCAAAACCGAGCGGAGTGGCAGATATCATTTTGATAAACCCCACCAAAACCTATTATATCGCTGAATTTATGACACCGTTTGCCATAACCATTCAAGGTGTAAAAACACCCGTGACACAAAACAATCCCATCGACGTCACTTACATCAAGGTCAGCATTATTCCACAAGGTATACCGTTTTCTCTGTTTTATAGTGATGCGTCTGTGAATTTACTCACACCCCCCACGACCAAACTATATCAAAAAAGCACCGTTACGGATGTCAGTTTTGTAGAAATGGTGATCGACGTTTCGAATACGTCAGGTAGTTTTTACGCAAGCCAATATGTAGGAAACGTAAAAACGACGAACGTCAATATGCTCGCACAAAAACAATATGTATATTCGTTAAATTATTTATTTCAATACAACATTGAAGAATACAACTCTAACGGTATCATTACTGCGACAACTGGTCTAACTGTCCAAAATCCGACGATAAAAATGGTGGCAAATATATTAGGACCCACCGACGAATACGCGAATGTGTCCGTAAATTGCACGTCTCGTGTAACCGATACGTCGAACAATATCATTTACCAACCGTTTTATTACAACATGGTGTAACTATACCTACGAATACACAAAACGAAAGATAAGGATATTAGGGTTCAACCACGTCCATAATCTGTTTTGCGTAATCAAACTCTTTTTGTAAGATCGCAAGAGTATTGTTGTCGAGTTCAATGTCGGTATATGCTCCTCCACGTGTATTTTCAATCCCAAAGTCATACATGAACCATTTTACATATTTATCGACATCGAAAAAGTCAAAGTTTTGTTCCGTATAAATGACACGAAGGGGGGGGTTTTGTTTTACATAGTCGAATTTTTCTAGACACTCGTCTAGGATTTCATTTTTGTTTTTGTTGGTGCTTGCATAAAGAAAGAGTTTATTATTTTTCAGCGAAATAAAATACAGAAATAAGATTGGTGTAGTCTGTTGTGACGCGAGATCGGTTTTGGGGTGAGCAAATGAGCTAAGCATGTTACACAACGCCTTAATTTTTTGTTCCTTTGAAAATGTGAGTGGTCCATATGAATACGGCGACGTATCATAAAACATGAAGTCGTCCTGTTCGTCCATTTTATACTGTTTCAAAAATTTCAGTTGAGGTTCGTTCTCGGACAACCAATCCGGATGTATCAGAGGAGACAATTTGTTGTAGTCGACTACAGTATTATTGGATTGAATATTCTCATTCTTGTTCGTATCGATATCATTCGCGTTTGTTTTACTATCTGTGTCATCATTCTTTTTGTCAAAAAACCAATTTGAAAACATGAGATAAACAATACATATTCCTGTATGTAGTGTTTATGTTTGTTGCCTTGTATATATTTTGTATTTTTATTTAGCGATTACTCTTGAGATGTGTATTGGTACATGTAGTTCAGTGGACCCATTCCAGAAATGGGTTGACCGTCATTCTTCATCACAAACTCTGTCGTTGGTTTTTGCACAGGGTTTGACATTGGCATGGTGGAACTAGGTTGAGGGATCATTTGCGGATACGGATACGGTTTTTGGGAATTGATATCTATCGCAGGCAGCATGATAATTTGAGGCATTTTACCGTTCGACTGACCAAGTTGAGTTTGCATCACTTGAGCGAGCGGTGGTTGTTGAGGAAAAGGCACCTGCATCGGAGTTGTTTTCGAAAACTTGGGTCGGTAATCCGTGTCTTTCAAACGTAAACAATCCAATTCAGATCCGTACACTTGACCCGAGAGACATTTGTCACCTTCTTCCATGCGGATGCATCCACGACGGTTATTCACGTTGCCGACTAAACACCACGATGATTTATTTGATGTCAATGATTTTTGAACTACACTTGTATCTATATCATACATGGGGGTTACCGTCGATAATCTTCCATTATTGAGACGAGCGTCAAGTGTTGACACCGCGTCAGCTACCGTAGGTGTTGCCATGGGAATATAGGAAGTGGGTAGTAACTCATCAATATTAAACATGGAGGTATCTATTTCAGGCATAGGAGACGCGGCAATGTCTATCACAGGCATGATGTCTGTGTCAACTTTAAATTCGGGTAATATATTTGTATTTGTATTTGTATCCATTTGTAGTGCAGACGACGTTTCTGTGACCTCTTGTGTTCCTTGTTCCGTTCCTTGTTCTATACCTTGTTCTGTACCTTGTTCTGTACCTTGTTCCGTTCCTTGTTCCGTTCCTTGTTCCGTTCCTTGTTCTATACCTTGTTCCGTTCCTTGTTCCATACCCTCTTTTAGACCCGTCTTTTTCAACTGAGCTTGAATAGACGCATCCACGTTCGAACCACTACCGCGTATCAACAAATTACCTACAGAATGCACCACGCCGTCCGCCATATCAATTCCAGTTTTAGAAACATTGGTTACAACTGTGGAGGCATTGTTTAAAGTAACACCTGTCGCGTATTCAAGTAGAGAAATAATACGACTGACAACGACCCAAAATACCGAAACAATAGGGGTTGTAACATACAGAAGAGCATTCAACAATGGTTTTCCTAAAAACGTCAAAACTGTCATGACTACAACAATTGCAACCCAAAAATACTTATCTGTGGTGTATTTAGTCGAACTCGTAATTATTTTTTGCACTAAATTGTCGGATTTGGGTGTCGTTATTTCTGTGTTTTTTACAGTTTCCATAGGTTTCATTACAATTGTATCTTCGCCTCCACGAACTCTTCTCGATTTCGATCGATTTACCATATTCTACAAAACAGTATAGTATATCAACACATATTTTCTAAGGCTCATAGTGTCTGGAATTGTACGGACGGGCAATTCAAAATCACATAACTGTACAATATATTCGTTCGGAAAACATTTAAAAATGTATTACGTTAGTATAAAATGAGCATGTTCAGTTTGATGGAAACGTTTTTCTTTATCAGTTTGGGAATTACTTTTGTGTTAATTCTTTTGCTGGTGTATCACTTCAAGCAACGCCTAACTTCGGTAGAGCAAAAGAGTGATACTATGTTCGACATTGTCAATAATGTCGTAAAGGAGATGTCGGTGATTAAGACGATGGTGATTGATCAAAAGATGGTTCAACAAAATATTATTCAACAACTACAGGGCGTTCCTCAACATGTATACCGCCCCGAAACTTTAGGACAGTCTCCTTACCCAGATCAAACCGTTTCTATGAAGCCTATCGTTTCGAATTATGATATCCCCGTGGATATGCACGTTTCGGATGGTCCTCTTCGTGACACATTTGTTCCACCTATTCTAGAAAACACAAACGGCGAGGTGGCGGACGACGATAGTTACGAAATCGATAGTGATGACGAGGAGGAGGAGGACGATGAAGAGGAGGAGGAGGAGGACGAGGAGGACGAGGAAGAGGAGGAAAATGAAAAGGTTATCGTGTCGGACAATGAGGACGAAATCGAATTGGAGGATATTGTTCACGCCGAAGAACTTGTCCCTTCTGTTACATCTCCCAGTGATTTAGAGGGTTCCTCTGGTTCTGATGAAATTGCTAGTTCGGTCCCCCCTCAACCCGTGGAAGTTGTCGAGGTGACTACACAAGAGGTCGAGGTGTCGGCTGAGCAAGACGATGTGTTACCCGAACTTCTTGCGACTAGTTCGCAAGAAGAGGTTCCTAGTTTGCCGACGGAACAGCCAGACTACAGCAAATATTCTATTTCAGACTTGAAGGCGTTGGTTATGCAACGTGGTCTCGCGACGGACGCATCCAAGATGAAGAAGCCTCGACTACTCTCCCTCCTTGGTTCTGCGTAATATGATCTTATTTGACGGATGAATGCCTTTAGACACTTGTTTAGTCGCATATATGCCTTTGCACATTATATATACAGGATATATATAATATGTTTTCCCATCTCGAACCACAGAGCACTGAAACTGCTTTTCCCGTAATCAAAGAAACATTGCCCAGATCCAAATTGGGGTACCATTCAAATAACGTATATCCGGAGTTCCCTCCACTCATGTCGGACGGTCGAAATTTGATCGCATCCTATCAACCCGAAGCCATTTTGAACAACACGTTGAAACAGCAAAGTGGCATTACTTCCAATTGGGAATACCGTAAATATTTAATCGAAAACTCGGATGAAATTTTGCGAAACAATTTTCGCGAGGCCTGTAATGATGTAGGATATTTTGAACGTTTTTTGCCCGACGAACGTGGAAATACCGACCCCATCGCAGCAACTCCTTATTCATACTCCAGCTATTTAGACAATACTCAACCTGTTGGTTATTCCAATAGTGACTTGAAAGATCTGTACATCTCACGTGAGCAACTCAACGTTCGCAAATTTTCTCCTTCGGTTACTCAGGAACAATTGTTCCTAAGAGGTAATCCAAGATAAATTATTTTACATAAAAACAATCTAACTTTACGTTTTTATGTACAACCACAATAATTGTAACGACGACAACGACGATGAAACTGATCAGTTTTGATATTGGTATCAAAAATATGGCATACTGTATTTTTGACATTTCCGGACCAGATCTTGGACCGAATTTTACAGAACAGACCATTCGGATCCAAGATTGGGGTATTCTGAACCTCATGGCCCAAGAGATCACCGAAAAACCTCGATGTGGATGTTTTTTGAAAACCAAAGCAAAATCTTCCCAAAAAAACAAACCGGTAGAGAACGTCCAAGTCAAAACCTGTGATAAATTGGCAAAATACGAAAAAAACGGAAACTATTATTGCGAAACCCATGCCAAAGTCGCCGACCCCTCTTGGATCATTCCCATAAAAGATGTTTTGGCGTCCACGATCCGAAAACTTTCCATGGACGAACTCACCACTTTAGGTAAAAAATATGGAATTTTCAACGGATTAGAAACACACAAGTCCAAGAAAGCGTGCTTGGACAAAATTTTGGAACAAATCGAAAAACGACGATTTGAACCCATTGTTCGGAAAAAGTCCAAAACGGCGTCGGACACGGACTTGATTACCGTTGGACGAAATATGCGAACGCAATTGGATCTTTTACGAGATGTGCATGATATTACACACGTCATTATGGAAAATCAAATCTCTCCTTTAGCCGCCAGAATGAAAACTGTCCAAGGTATGCTTACGCAATATTACATTATGAAAGATATTCCGACGATTGAATTCATATCCTCCGCAAATAAATTGAAACATCTTGTTCCTAAGGATGCTCCTGTTGGTTTGTCAACAGATGTTCCCATTTTACCCCTTGGTTTGCCCAAAGAAAAACCTGTCATGGACAAGGAAAAATACAAGAAGCACAAAACAGACAGTATCCACTTTTGCAAACAGTTCTTGGAGAATAACCCTGAACTCGCGTCTTGGAAATCGATCATGAGTGACGACAACAAGAATAAACGCGATGATTTAGCCGATTGCTTTCTGCAAGGAATATGGTATTTGATGGACAGAAAACTAATTACTTATGCGTACAACTTAAAAATAAATATTGTTTAGTTATCATAAGTTGATTGAAAGATGGAGGTCATTGATATTGGATTGAACGATTTGGAACCGATTACACTGAGTTTGGACGAGGCTCTTGGTCCCGACCCCAAACCTTCTGTGAATTTTGGTCCGGGAATTGAATTGTTGATGAACGATAAACAGCGAGGAGCCTCTATGAGTACCTCAGTGGATTTAGGCGATGTTGATAAATTGGAAAATGAATTGAATGATCTGGCGGAAAGTTCGGCAAAATCGGCCGAAACTCGAAGTTTTAGCGGATTTGCTGCCAATTTGTTCGGGCTTGGTGGAAATAACTCCACGAGTTCCACAAAAACAATAAATACTCCTTTAGCGAACCATGGAACCTCGTTGGCGGACTCCAACAACGACTCCAAATTGGGATCCGCTACCGTCGAAGGTATTGGTTCCACAAAAACATGGGACGGGTTCGGTAAAATGGGAGACGCACCTGTCGGCACTGCTCCGGGTGGTCCTCGCATGACGGAACGTGAGAAGCGTCGCAAGAAACGCGCCATGATCAAGAAGTTAGACGAGTGGTATGAGAAGGGTCAGACCAAGCACAATTCTCATTTCAACATGGACTCCAATTACGAAGAGATCGAGGACGAATACGAGACTGTGATGGAGGACAAACGTAAAAAGGATAGTATCAAGTTGCAGGGGTGGTGGTTTATGACCTTTGTGAATTCGATCGAGTATGGAAATGCTGTATTCGACCCATTTGGTTTGAACTTGGATGGTTGGGGTGAGCAAGTGAGCGAAGATATTGAGAGTTACGAAGAGATTTTTAGCGAGTTGCACGAGAAATATAAAGGTGGTAAGCTTTCCCCTGAGATTTCTCTTTTGTTACGTTTGGGGTTCAGTGCCGCGGTTGTGAACATTACGAACAAGGCTCTTTCTACGGCTACACCTGGGTTCAATGATGTTATTCGCCAAAGTCCTGAGTTGATGAAAATGTTTACCAATGCCACCGTGAACAGTATGAACCAGACTAGTCCGGGGTTCGGATTTGTGAACAGCGTTCTGCATCCCGATGAAAAGGTGAACACATCATACGGCCCACCTCCTGCCCCTGTGGAGACGAAATCTCAGCCCCCGCCACAACGCCCAGGATCCATGAACTTTACGCAAGCCCCGAATAATCGTCCCGATCTTGCGATGGGTCGCGGGGCCATGTTCCGTGAGGGTGGTGTAGATATGTCTTCTCCGTATGAGAATGCACAACGAGCCAATCCTCCTAGGATGACAACACCTATGGCACCACCTTCTCGTTCAGACGGCATTCGTCCAGAAATGAAGGGCCCACAAAACCTAGACATGAACAATCTCCTTTCTGGATTGAAAACACGCGAAGTGAACATCCACGACCAATCCAATCGAATGATGAGCCCCCCTACAAATATGTCACCCCTCGATATTGACGAGAATGACAGTATGGTGAGCATTTCTTCCTTGAGAGACACACAGAACTCGGTTTTACCAAAACGTGCAAACCGTCGCAAGCAACGTTCCGATAGAAACACGATTTCATTGGATATCTAATTACCAAGGAACGACAATAAAAGTCAATTCATATTTTCCAAAATGAATATATGAATATCGCGCGTATTCGAAGTATATGAAAACGCTGCTTGTAACCATCGCAATAGGCGATACATATTTACAAACTTACAATACACTTTTTCGGAAAAGCCAAGAAACCTATGCATCACAACACGGATACGATTTCAAAGTCATCACCGCCTTCTTGGACGAAAATCGGATAAATCACGCCAAAGGTGCCATTTCATTCAACAAAATATTAGTCTGCAGTCAAGATTGGTCGAACCAATATGACTTTATCGTGTTTATTGATGCCGACATTCTCATTCATGAAGATGCCCCGCCGCTTCATTCTTTTATGGACTATGGAGACTGTATCGGAATCGTAGATGAATACTCTCAACCGACACCCGAAAAACGCATTGCCATACAAAAACGAATGGGATGGGAAACATCGGGGACAGACTATTATAAGTTGGCTGGGTTTGACATCGTCACGAATAAGGTCTTGAATACGGGAGTGTTGGTACTACAACCCAAGAAACACGGCAACTTTTTGAAACAAATCTACGACAAGCACGTGGAAAAAAGTAAACTACATCCTCGCGGATACCATTACGAGCAGAGTTGCATCGGATATGAACTTATGAAAAGCAATAAGTTCGTCGTTCTACCGAACCCATTTAATGCGGTGTGGGCTCTGCAAAAGATGGATCTTGGAAATACGTGTACACTCGACGAGTTCTTCAAAAACAACTATTTTACTCATTTTGCTGGAAATTGCGACTTTGCAAAAATTCCAGACTTAGGTCGCAGCGACTGAGGACAAAGATTGATCGATCTTGAACTGTAGCACATCGTCCGTTTCCGCATTGTATTCGGGAGGTGAATAGTTATATTTCAACATTTTGAGATATTCACGAAGGTAATCGTCAAAGACGTGAAGTGGAACGTTAAATTTCGTCAAAACTGCTGGGGTAATGACACCATTTCCACATTTAATCATGGACCGTAACACTGTCCGACAACATTGAAAGGCTTCTTTGTAATATCCCAAAATCAAATATCGCATCAAAATTTGCCAATAAATGTAATGCACATTTGTCGTGGGTTCGATGAAATTGTCCCACATGTCCGAGTAGTCCCCATAACTTCGCACGATGTCATCGTAGTATTCTTCGATGATTTCCAGATAAAGCATCTCCTCGCCATGACCATAGCCTAGGTTGGTGGTTTGAACAAACAAATCTTTGACGCGTGTCAAAATCTTGGTTCCGATCTCTTTTCCACACACATAAAACCCTCCACACACCACATATTGATATTTTTCATAATACTCACGTTTGTTTTCGGGAAGAACATATTTCTTGTTCGCCACGTTCAAAATTTGAATATGAAATTTATCATCTTGGACTTGGTTCAACAAATTGGGTAAAACGTGAATATTATAGTTTTGACAAATGCGGATCGTTTCCTCTCCCAAGAACGCATCTACCCATCCAAACCGTTGGGTGTGAAATGGGTCTTTTTGCATGGTTTGTAATACAAAATCGGCCTTGTTACATTGCAGCAAATGTGTTTCTACAGTGTGACGTTCGTTCGCAGAAGGGTGATAGACTGCACGATTTTTCAATACTTGGAATTCATATTGAAACGTCCATATCTCGGATTTTTCAATCGTGTAAAATCGTGTCAAATGTGTGTGTCCATAGTTTTCACGTATTTCACGCAATAATGGGATTGTTTCGTTGTCCCCGTAGATTACTAGATATACGGGAATAGCTAGCAGCGCTTTTGTGTTTTTGATCGTATTTTCGAGAGATGTTGTGATATGAGAATGATTTGGGTTCGATGGACGAAACACCGCTGTCGTTAATGTGCAGTCGGGAGTAAAATAGTCACGTGGATTGAGGAACCCTGATTTTTGTGTATTTTGCGTACATGTTACTGGGAGCGACGACATATTGATTGTTAGGTGTATTCTTGTCGGACATTCATATTGTTTTTGTGAGAGAAAACTTTTGTACGAGGGTATCGATTGTACAGAAAAATTGAATTGCGACAGGTTTTTGCAAAAAATACATAACAAGACAACATGAACATCTTGCATGCATTGGAGACGACATTTGCGTCGGTCGTTACCGCGATTTGTAATGTATTTACATATATAATGAGGACGATTGACTGGATACATATTCAATCCCATAAGTTTATGGAAAGTGAACAGGGACAAAGAATACTATTGAGCGCAGTGTGGACATATAGTCAACTCTTTATCACATGTGAAATGATTGGAAAAAAGATCTACGACACTTTAGGCAAAACTCTTTATGATGAGAGTGTCATCTTGAAACACATTACGGACGTATGGCTATGGACACTTGAACAATATGATCTTTTGTCATCTCGTCGCAAGAGAGAGCCCATTTCACTACGTTGGATTTCTGAGTACAATATTTATCCAAACACCACTCTGGATACTGGAGTAGATTGGTATAAGAATGACAGAACCACGAAATACATGTCAAACGAGAGATTTGAGTCGTATCAAGAGCACCTTGAACCATCACAAGAGGATACGTTTACGCGGATGAAGTCTCACTTCTCTAGTGAAACACCTCACAACTATTCCAAGGAAACCGATGGTATTGTTCTTGTGCGAAAAAATGATGTATATTACTCTGTTTTATGCAATCGAAATCCGAATGGGAACGAATATTTTGGGAAAAATTCGGGGGATCCGTCGACCGTACGTATATTGTCGGTCACCTACACTCATCCAAAGATGACAAAAGCAATTGAACTGAAGATAGATGACGGATATTGTCGGATTGGCAATCAAATTCTATCTCCCGCATTTGTCTATCGCTGTTTGGAGTATCAAGAAGAACCCTTTGTGTTTGACATGAACTACCGTTTGGACGTGATCGATGGCGAAATCAATCAACACGTGTTGAAGAGTTCCAATTATATGTGTATTGGAAAAGACATGTGTGGTGTCAAAACACTGGTTCCTGTTTCATTAAAGGATACCGCGTCACAGTAACCGTCGGGAAGTCATAGGAAAAGACACGACACAACGGGACGAGGGCGGAGTACAAATAATTCTGGAGACAAAGAGAATAAAGATTTTATGTTTGAATATATTACGGGTGAGGAATACGATGAATACTGTTTTATTTAATCAGAGTTCAGCAGACCATTTTTCATGCGAACGTACTCCAAACCCATCTTTTATTCCAGTGCACAGTACAAATGTGCAACTATGTGCAGAAGATACTTCTGTGAACAGTTTGAATGGTAAATGGGATTTGTATTACCATTTACCACACGACAAAAACTGGGATTTATCAAGTTACAAACATATATTGGCGGACATTCATACTGCGGAACAATTGATTGCGGTGAATGAAGGACTGAGTGAAAATATTGTGAAATATTGTATGCTGTTTGTCATGCGTCAGGGTATTACTCCGATGTGGGAGGATCCAAAAAATCGGAATGGAGGATGTTTTTCGTTCAAAGTGGCAAACAAACAAGTTCCTGTGGTATGGAAAACCTTGTTTTATTCACTTTGTGGAGATACCTTGTGTGTGGACAAACAACACAATTCTCTTTTGAATGGGATTACGATTTCGCCGAAGAAAAATTTTTGTATTATCAAAATATGGTTGGCCAATTGCTCTGTGCAAGATCCAAATATTATTATTCCTATTCCGAACCTGTCAAAACAGGGGTGTTTATTCAAGAAACATGCTCCTGAATTTTAAACCCGTGAAGAATAAAATGGACATTTTTACATATAACATCTCATGTAAAATGTGCGTTTGAAATGAGAAAAGGTGTAAAAAGAAGGGATATGCAAAGCAAGCCCAAGGTTCCCTCAAAAAAGCAATACATTTAGAGATCCCAAAAAATAAGAAGGAGAGCCTCTTTTTTTTTATGCGTTAATATATATAATGACGGATTTCAATCGTGGTTCAGACAGTTTTGAAAGAGTCTTAAACTCAAAAGATTTAATAGGAGGAAACGTTTATTTAATTCGCATGAGAGAACCAGGACAGGAGCGAATAGATATCATAGGTGAATATATGAATCGTTGTTTACTTGGTTTAATGTTCACAATCTTATATGAAAGATATCCAAGAGATGACGAGAAAGGTCCATATAACAAATGGACGAAGCGTGGAGATGATAGAAGTAATAGTAAATGTATTTTTATTAGTTTTGATAAATCTGAAAAGGATGGAGTTAACACTGTATATTCATTAGGTAAAGATGGTAATAAAATAAAGTTCAACAAATCACCCGATGAAGTTACGAAAGAAATAATAGAAGCGGAACAAAAATCGGTACATCATTTCGCGAAGAAACAGGGTAACAAATCTCCGCTGCCGTATGACATGATACGCAATATACAACATTTTTTAGGTTCCGTGAAGGGTAAGACAGGAGGAAAGACGAAAAGAAAACATCGATCCAAAAAGATAAATAAAAAAGGGAAAACTAACAAACGTAAACTGAACACGTAATTAATTAAGCGTCGTATCGCATTTCACACAGATATACAAATGCTTCAAATTGTCGTCGTCGTAACGCATATAAATAACCTCCGCCGGCTTTGTATGGCCATCATGATTTCTTACATTCTGCGTTTGGACATTTTACACCATTGCACATTTAAAACGCCCTTTTATCTTTTTTGTTTTATTTTGTTTCATTTTAGTAAAATTTTGTTTTTTATAGTTTTGCTTCGTTTGTTAAATAAATATTTAATATTTGGAAACTTTTTATTTTTAGTTATAGTTATATATATATATTATAATGGCGCGTTCAATAAAAATAAAATCTAGGCGAAAATTGCAAAAAAGTAGAAAACAACAAGGTGGTGGAATACATTATGACCAATATTTACAACAGGCTAAAAATGATATTTTTGCAGCTCAAAAGAATTATTACCCAACAACCGATGATGTGTACGGATCCTCTTTTTTTGCAAGAACCCCAATAAAGATAACAGGAATGGGTATGTACATTGGAAAATATTATGTATGGAATGATAAACCAATAATGAGTGGTACTGGAATGCTAACTAGTTTTGAAACAGATGAAACAACTGGGCTCCCAAGATTTATAAAAGAGGGAGATTGGAAAAATAATAAAGAGCATGGATATTTTATAATATTATACGGAAATGGAGATGTAGTTAGTTCTGTTCATATGAAGAATAGCTTAGTTCTCCCAAGTTGGACAGAAAAAGGGAGAAAAGGTGAAGGAGATTTAGCCAGTGAGTATACTTATTCAAACGGACAAAAATATCAAGGAGATTTAATATTAAAAAGTGGTAAAATAGTTCCAGCAAATGATTTGACACCCCCCAGAACAGTTTTTAATTTTGCTCCAGGACCAAAAGTTGTGTATACAAGAGAAGGAAGGACTATTAAAATTCCTGCTAGAGAAGCCGAACGAGGATTTTTAATGTCACAAGATCCCGATTTTGAGCCCCCTGCGCCCCCAAATTCACCTCGCAATGAACCGGTTGTTGTTCGTAGAGGCCTTGGATTAAGAGGTCGTCTTTCTGGAATAAGAGAATCTCGTTCACCCGCAGTTGCACCAATGGATAGAGAGGAAGAATTGGAATATGTTAGAGGAGTAACCGCAATGCAAACAAAGAAAATGGAACCTTTAACCAAAAAAGATGTTCTTCCACCTATACAAACAAGAAAAGGGGGTAATAGACGACACGACAGTAACTCAAAAAAAACTAGAAAAAATAGAACGTTAATATAGAACATTTAATTTTGATAATAATCGTCCCAAATATAAAGCTACTGACAACATAATCATTGGTAGCGATAATGGTTTAGATGGTGCAATTTGAAATGGACGTTTTACACCTTTTCTCATGTGAAACACCCATTTTACATGAGATGTTATAGATACTTCTTCTTTGATAAAAATTGATTATAAGATAGATAAATTGTATAGTTATAATATATATTATTACAATGAGCAAACAAAGTGCTATACGAGAGTGGTTTCATAAAACGCATAATAAACACGTGATGACAAGTGATAAAGATTGGGAACCATATACCGGGCCTCGGCACCACAGAGATAATTCCAATCCTAACGAATTCCCTTTTTACACTGTTATGCGTGCATTAATTGAAGAATATATGGAAGATGGTATGACAAAAGGCAAAGCTGAGAAAAAAGTCATAAAAAATATGGATAACTATAAAAGTGATTATGAAATAAAATTACAGAAATGGATAGAGAGAAACAATAAAGAAGAAGAAAAAGCCGCGAAAAAACCTGAAAACAATACACAAAATAAAAAAAAATCACCCCCTAAAACGAGATCAAAAAGATGTCCAAATGGAACTCGTAAAAATAAGAAAACTGGGGAATGTGTGAAAAAATAATAAAATTATTCCTCTTGGTAAATGTGTAATTCAACAACAGAATTTCATTTACACCATTGCACATTTAAATCGCCCGCTTTGCGGGCAGTTATGAGTGGAATGGCAACGTTACAATGCGCATTTTGAATGCGCAAAGGTGTAAATGTGCAAAGGTGTAATTTGCACATTTATTGTTATTCTATCTCCAAATTTTACGTGTGCTCATTTTTACGCGATTTTTAGTGCGAAGCATATTTTGTCGTTTTCTTTTTCGTGTTTGACCGCCGTATGCCCTGTAGTTTACAGGAGAAAAAGAATTCACCGCGTTTGGAAAAGAAGTGTTCATATCAGAACCAGAACCAGAATCAGAATCTAGGAACCTTAGACGGTTCAACTTAAAAAAAGAAGGACTAGAACCAGATGAACCTTCCGTGCTGTCGCTTTGTAGTAACGATTGTTTTGGGCTAGAGGTCTGTTTTCTTTTTCGTTCATTTTCTACCGACATTGCGGCTTTGCGTACTTCTATGAATCGCGTTGGAGAACCTGTGTTGTCTGTCGTAATCGGTGGACGATAATTTTTTCCTTGAATATCTTGTAACGTTCGATTATACGTTGTGTTTGGATCATTTGGGTTCAGTATGTTGTAATGATCAAACCGTTGGATATAAACACCTTGCATCTTGTAATAGTCGTTCAATATCTTGGCAATTTTGTCCAAGGATGTTGATGCTGGGTCTAATGTTTCATATATGTTCCGAATTCGCGTTTGTTCCGCTACATTTTCAAATGCGCAAATCAACAACAGCATATTCTCGCACAAATTTCGATCAAAGTTGTCGTGTTTCACAAGAAGGTTAGGGGCGATTTTGAGTTCGTTGGGTTTCTTATTTGAAACGAATAAATCGTCCCGTTTAAATTTAGATTTTGCATAGTCTTGTGCAGCCTTTAGTTCTTGTTTAGATAGATTGTCCACCCCTATCATTTTCCCAAAATCAATCATGTATACCTGATACGATGCGCCATTAGATGCGTGTTCGTTGAGTTTCAACAAACAATTTCTTACATGAAAATCGTTATGAATGAGATGTGTTTCATTATACAGTCGTAACACTTGCGCCAACATTTGTTCGTAAATTTCCACCTTTTTTCGTAAATGTGCTGCGTTGTCACCTCTTGACTTTTTCCATAGATCCGTGAGAACATCAGCGACGGTTTTGTATTCTGCCGCAGACTCCATTGTGATGATCCCAAGTTGAACATCATCCATATAATACTTTTTTTCCGTAAGTTTCGAACGTACGAGCACGCTTTTTAAATACTGAACAATATGTTTGGATTCGTCGTCCTTGCATTTTGCCAAAATTAGGTCTAACAATGTGCGGATTGCATCGGGTTCCGAAATACACGATAGATCAATCAATGCCGGACATACAGGTTCTCCTTTACTTGCGGTATGTTGGTAAATCTTGCTTTGGAGGTATGCTTCTCTTTTGTAGTTCTCTACGGTGTCAGTTTCTTTGTATATATCATTTTCTCGATTTTCAATCTGATGAGACGATTGGTAACGGGGGAGTTCTGTTTGGTCGTCTTTGTGAAGAACTGCGAATTTCATGACCACGGTGTCGATTGGAGAATGAAATCCGGTTTTGCTCTCATTCAACCCATAGAATTCGATATCTTCTTCTGGCAACTTGGTTTCTTCTTTTTCTTTGGAAAGATGTAATTTGAGCACAAAACCTACCAACGAAATGTACGATATGGTGGTGATTTGACATCGGGGGTTGTCTATCATATTCATAATCGATTGGAAATTGCTTTTTTTTGGATCTTTGTTCACGACACCTCCGATGAACTTGTTTCCACTGATGAACTTGTTTCCACTGATGAATTTATTTCCACGGATGAACTTGTTTCCACTGATGAATTTATTTCCACGGATGAACTTGTTTCCACTGATGAACTTGTTTCTGTTGTCGATTTTTGTTGATTTCTTGGACATCGGATTGCTTCCTATATACATATATTTACATATGAATTGTGACTTTATATAAAGGAACAATTCATAGATGTTTTCCGACGAAGCTTTGGCTAAAAACGTCCATCCCATCTTTTCGTGTATGGACTTTTCCCAGTGGTGAAACGTGACAGAGTGCATAGGAAGATCATGGTCCAAGGATATGGATCTATTTTACGCGTTTTGTAAGGAAGGTATTATATTTTTTTTGTGGAAACGGTTTGCTTTTTCGCTGCACGTTGTTTACGTGTGACGCGTTTGTTTTTGTGTGCTCTTTTGTTTGACTTTCTCTTCATTTGTTTACGGGATTTACCACCATTTTGAACAGGTGATTCAGGAATAACTTCGACTGGTTGAACATTTAGTGCGGCTGGTTGAACATTTAGTGCGGCTGGTTTAGCATTTAGTGCGGCTGGTTTAGCATTTAGTGCGTCTGGTTGAGCACTCGATGCCTCTGATTGATCATTCAGTGGGGCTGGTTGATTATTCAGTTCGTTTGGTTGATTATTCAGTTCGTCTGGTTGAGCATTCGTTTCGGCTGATTGATTTGTTGGATACAAATATGATCCAAGATAGTTTGCACCTTGACCTATACCTTGACCAACATAGCTTGCACCTTGACCTATACCTTGACCAACATAGCTTGCACCTTGACCCACAGCTGATACTGCGGCCCTCGGATATCTTGTCCAACTACTGTCTTGCATTTGAGGTGTCATTCTTTTCCATGCATCACTGATGTTTTCAAAATCACGTGTCATTTTCGTGTTGTCAATTACTTTCATATTATTTGCTAAATCTGACTGCGTATTCAAAGCAGTGCTATTTGTTGGCATTTCATTTTCACCTGCAGTTTCAATGGTAGTGGGTCCAACAATGACACGATCTTCGTCGTTAAGTGCCATGACAGTCGACAACTTAATTGGTCTTGGTTTTTGATTTTTAGGTATCAGGGGGTTCATTGTTGTATTTTGCATTGTGATGTCTGCCGTTATCAAATACCTACGTATATATTTTATTCACATAATAAAATATATTCTACCCTTTCCATCTTCGTAAATCATTTCTCATCAAACGATTTACGAAGAAGGCAATTAAGAAGGCGGGAGAGGAGCCAAACACAATTTAATCTCACCTAAAGATGCCACGTCATATTTCACGATTAATGGTAAATCATTTCCTAAATACATCTCCAAATGACTACACAAGGGCGTGCATTTGATAAAGTGCACCAAACTTTTCAACGAAAATTCGCCCTGAATGACAACAGACGCATCCGGTTTCTGAATAAAATTCATGTACCCTTCACTCTCCGAACGAAAAATACGAGAACTCGCAAAATTTCCTTCACAGGAAAAAATCAAATCGTTGCCCACCGATTTGATCTCGATGCGATCCGAAATGCCGTTCAAATCGCGAATGATCTTCTGGAAGTCTGCAGTAGGAAGATTGATCACCGTAGAATACTCCACATCGGGAACAACGAGTTCTTCGGTATCGGGCTCGATCAGTCTGAGTTTTTGGCTATAACACTGTTTGATATCTCCGTTGTCGTATTGGAGACCTAAATGTGAAACAATGCCATCGTGATAGTCGTCATTGTCAATGTACATGGACAACGTATCGTCATTCGACATCGTCGAAATCACTTTGAACAAATGCAGAGTGTTTGCACAAACGATGATTTTATCGGGCTTACAGTCGTATTTTTCGAACTTGTGGGCGTTCAAGATGACATTGACTAAAATGGTGTGGGTTTTGTCGAAATTGATGATTTTCAGTCCATTTCGTGTATATGTAATGGTGGCGTCCGTCAAAATGTCTTTCAATGCCGTAATCATATTACGAATGGGCTGAATTTGAACCGTCTTTATCGTTAACACATTATTGGCTTCGTTCATAGTGAAATGGAAAGAACCTCGGATAATACATTTTTAAACGCACTTGTTTTTATATTTTGTTCGAGCTAAATATTTATTGTTGTTGATAAATATTTGCTTTTTGGGTCATACACTTTATAGGGTTCATTCTATTTTTTGTGGTCCATTGCATTGTATACACCCCGCATTCTTCGTAAAACATTTGATACAATAAGTGTGTTCGCAGTTATACGTAAGGATACTCTTTTCGGAATGACAGAGTAAACACTGCACTTTTACTGGTGGATAAGACGGAGACGACGGAGAAGACGACGGATAAGACGAAGACGACAGATAAGAACACATTCTACATTCCAAACAGTGGAAACGTAGTAGACGTCTTAGACAGCAGTTCGTATCCTTCGATTTTTCTGTAGTTGTCGTATTTTTCTGATATAAACAGGAGAACATTGATGTAAAGCGCGTACTGTGTACTGTACTATACAAATTTTTGTAGGGACGTCTTCAGTGTTCACAAAATGTATCCATGTATCAGTTTATTATTTCCATGTTAGAAAACTCCTCCATCCATCGTATACTGGCAGATTCGACTAAAAGTCCGTTCGCATATACACCATAATTTACATGTCTATCTTCATGCTCCAACGCAAAATGCCACACTGTAAACTCCCCCTCTTTATCATACGGTTCAGATCTTTCATCCAAATACGTCATCAAACGCGATCTTCTATCTGTCAAATACACATGGCCAAACAATGCAACTGTTTTCTCACGTTGAACGTCACTCAGTTTCGGAACTAATATAGAGTGTGCACCTGTCATATATAAGTCTTCAAATAACTCGGAATAGTTTTCCATAGAACACCGATATAGTCGATCTTTGATGCGATCTTTATGACTAGGGTTAAACATAAGCGATCTTCCAAGGAATTTGATTTTTACATATCCGTTGTTTACCGTTTTTACCAAAACTCCGGGTTTCAACGTTTGAATGGGGACATATTTTTCAACATTGTCAACGAAACAACATATTTTGGTATCTTCTTTGAAACAAGTTAGCAATGTGGGAAGACCTGCAGAGCGAAACATATTGTAAGAAGTTTGTGGGACCCAACTATTGTACATCAAATAGTAAGTATATACTGAAAATCCGGAACGTATAAAAAGGTTGGTCATATTGGTGATTTGAGATACATTCCAAGAGGCCATGTTTTGGTCTAATGTTGTTGCACCATAAAACATATAACTTATATCAGTAACCACAGTACTCGTAGGTAAAGTGGAAGGAACAGATGTTAACGAAGATGCACCATAAAATCCATACGCCATGCTCGTGATATATCCAGTATCCCAATCCACAACGTCTGTTAAATATTGTATTCCGGCAACTGGGCTGTTTGTGCTCGAACCATACGCCGTGATTTGTCCAGACACATATATGTTAAATATTCCTGTGTCCGAATAGGTATGTGAAACTATTCCTCCACTTGTAACATAAGAACTTTGTCCATCCCCCCATATTATGGTAGTATTTGAGCTTATTCCGGTCAATGGCAATTCAACTACTTGGTTCGACGTAGGAATGTTGTATATTAGATATAAGTTAATACTTCCTCCATCTATAATGTTCCAATTGTTTGGTGATGAAGTTAATATGGAACGAGGCGCACTTCCACCACCCGACGATTTCAAATCTCCATTATTCATGTAAAGAGCTTGTGGGATATTTTGCTGTGATGCCCATCCAAGTAATGAATTTGTATAATTGACTGGGGACATACCAACATTGATTAAAAAGTCGCCGATATTACTGTTACTCGATTGGAATGAAAAGTTACCAATATTTTGATCGAATGAATATGCATCATAAAACATGCTTGAAAAATTACGATTGTTTGACGTATTCCAAGAAGATAAGGGTTTATCAAACACATACGCATTATAAAACATTCCCGACATATTAGTCGCATTGGATACGTTCCATGAATTCAGAGGTTTATTGAATGTAGTTGCAAATTGAAACATATATGACGTATCTCTCACATTCGACACATCCCACGAATTCAAGGGTTGGTTGAATGATGATGTAGTACGAAACATGTGAGACATCGACACGACTTTGGAAACATTCCACGAAGATATATCTTGATTAAAAGAGCTACAATTGTCAAACATAGAATCCATATATTGCACATTGGAAACATTCCATGAGTTCAAGGGTTGGTTGAACGGGGATTGACAAAACATGCTTGGCATATTTCTCACATTAGACACGTCCCACGAATTCAAGGGTTGATTGAATGATAATGCACCATAAAACATTGAACTCATATACGCGACATTGGAAACATTCCATGAAGATATATTCTGATTAAAAGAAGTACAATTGAAAAACATCTGGTGCATCGATTGCACCTTTGAAACATTCCATGAAGATAGATCTTGATTAAAAGAAGCACAATTGTAAAACATCTGAGTCATCGATTGCACATTTGAAACATTCCAATTTGTCAACGGTTGATTTAAAGACGAACAACTTATAAAAAGACCGTCCATACTTGTGACATTTGATACATCCCATGTATTTATGGACGAGTTGTTGAACTGGCTACCTAACATACCTTGAAATGAATTCATATTCGTAGGTAACAACCAATTTGCTACAGATTCATTGAACACGTTGCTACTAAAATTACTGAAATTGCTTACATTTCTAACGTCCCAATTTGCCAACGATCCATTGAACGTTGACCCGTTAAACATTTCTCCCATGTTACGCACGTTGGAAACGTTCCATGTATTCAATGGTTGGTTTACATTACTCCCCTGAAATGTGCCTTGCATACTATAGACATTTATCGTGTTCCAATTGGACAACGACTGGTTTAACGCACTACATCTGTAGAACATGCTTGTCATATCTCCCACGTTCGACACATCCCACGAATTCAAAGGTTGATTAAAAGAATCACAATAGTAAAACATTCTCGTCATATTTCTTACATTGGATACATTCCATGAAGATAGATCTTGATTAAAAGATCTACAATAGTAAAACATCTCGGACATCGATTGCACATTTGAAACATTCCAATTTGTCAACGGTTGATTAAAAGACGAACAACCCTGAAAAATCCTATCCAAACTTGTGAGATTTGATACATCCCACGTATTTATGGAAGGATGATTGAAGGTACCACCTAACACGCCTTGAAAACGATAAAAATTCCTAGGAAACTTCCAATTTTCTACAGATTCATTGAAGTAACCTAAACGAAACATTGCATCTACATTTGTAAAATCCCAATTTGCCAACGATCCATTGAATCTTGACGCGTAAAACATGTACTGCATGGAACGCACATTGGAAACGTTCCATGTATCCAACGGTGAAAGAGTTGTCCAATTATAAGTAAAAGCAAACGTACCGAACATGTTGGTGACGTTAGATACGTTCCATGAATTGAATTGTTGGTTTATAGAATTACAAGACCAAAACGTTGCACCTAATTCTCTTACATTTGAAACATCCCACGAATTCAAAGGTTTATTAAAATCAAAACATTCTCTAAACGTATCACCTAAACTTGTTACGTTTGAAACATTCCACGAATTCAAGGGTTGATTGAATCTATAACACTTGTAAAACATTCCAGATAAATCTGTTACCTTTGAAACGTCCCATGTATCAATGGAATAATTGAAATTCGTAGAATATGCAAACGCATTAGATAAATTTGTAACTGTTGATGGTAATGTCGAAGGAACCGTCAACAAACCAGAAAGTGCAACACAATTAATAGATGTTAAATACCCAGTATCCCATTGTACAATATCCGACAATTTGTTTGAATTATTTTGTACTGCAAACGAACTAATTGGCCCCGTAACTGTGACTGTAATTATGTTAGAACTACCGTATGAATGAGCATTACTTTGGTCTTGTCCTTGGGCACTATTTATTATATCGACAGTTCCGTCACCCCAGTCAATCGTATAGGAGTAAGACGATAATCCACTTACATTCGTAACGCGAAAATATATGGATAAGTTATCTGGATATTGAAATATCAATACTATACCTGACATCGCTCACAATATATATAATATTGCATTATTTTGTATAACAATCGAACGATTGTTCATATATAATAATACCTAAAACGAAATAAATATCTGTTAGTGGAAAATACAAATAACGTATACAATAATCATGAAATATACCATTGAATGTTCATTCGGAGAAATCATCGACAAGATAACTATTCTTGAAATCAAACAGAAAAAATCGACAAATGCGGAACAAACCGAAAATATAACCAAAGAGTTACATCATCTACGCAAGTATTGTTTACACGAAAACGATATATTTTTAAAACTATACGCCGATTTGTCTAAGACAAATCAGCGATTGTGGATATTGGAAGACGTCATTCGTGAAAAAAGCCGGAAAAAAGAATTCGACAAAACATACATTCAAACTGCGGAACATATTCATATTACAAACGATGTGCGATTTACGATGAAACAAAAGTTGAACGAGCTCGTTGGGTCAGACTTCAAAGAATACAAATTTTACACCGATGAACATCTTGTGGATCGCATCGCGAATGGCCCTGCTGTATCGTTGAACATTGCACCAACTCCGACTGAACACGAAACCAATATGTTAGAGTATGCAAAATATTTATACACAAATCAAAAATTTGCAGAGTCGTTCATGGTTCTAGACAAACTTATGCAACAATTTTCACAATACGAAATCACACCCTTTATTGCGGAAATTTATTTTTCACACAAAACGGTTGCACGGATTGTAGGAAAATATAATCCAGACATACAAAAAATGGATTATATTGGTTCTCGAGTAGACGATTTATTCACCGATCTTGTAAAAAAAATACACTACAAAATGAGTTACGGATTTTTTTTGTTAGAGCATCAACGTTATTTGGAGACACAAGAATACATCAAATATATGCAGCCCGTTACTGTGAATAATATGGTTCACAATATCAATCCTGACAACATGTCGTATTTTCGAACTGGCGACACGGACAAAACGCTTCTCGTTTATTCTAGTGGAGGTATTGGTGATATTATAATGCATACTCGTTTTTTGAGGAGAATATGTAAAGAACAAGAACCCTACAATAATCGGGTAGTGTTTATCATCAACGACAATTTGGCATGGGTATATGATGAATTATTCAAGGATATTACAAATTTATGCATTGTTTTAGATAGTCATAAAACCGTGTTTTTACCCAGATACGATTATCATACCAATATGATGATGTTGATGGTGCACTTGAAACTAGACTACAAAGATATTTATGTCGACTATTTTTTAGAAAACCTGCCAAAACACAATACGGAAATACTGGATGGTCTTATAACCCCCGACAAACTGAATATTTGTTTCAATTGGCACGGAAACTATGCGAATTCACACGAAAAGTTCAATCGTGGGTCGACATTGAAGGACTGGATACCGTTGTTCAAAATGAAAGGTGTTCGCTGGATTTCTTTGCAAAAAGAAGTGACGGAAGAAGAATTGAAAATTATGAAACGCTACAATGTGTTAGATATGCATGATAAGTTGGACCAAACGCCCAATTTTGCATTCAAAGATACGATTGATATACTCAGGGCCGTCGATTTTATGATAACGACGGATACTTCTTTACTACATATTGCAGGAACGGCGAACATTACGAAATGTTGGGCTCTTCTAACTGTCGCGGCAGACTGGAGATGGACAGATGACGCAGTCACGAACTGGTATCCAAACATAAAAATGTTTCGACAAAAAAAGGCGTTGGATTGGTCGAGCGTGATGGACGACTTGTCGAAAGAAATTCGCAACTATGTAACATGATCACTCTTTGATGAATTCCATTCCAGAATAATCTTGCATCCATCGTATACTTGCGGTTTCCACCAAAAGACCATTGGCGTATACTCCATAATTCACGAATGGATCGTCGTGCTCTAATGAAAAATGCCAGATTTCGAATTTTGACGCGTCGTTATAGGGTTCACATTTGTCATCTAAATACGCCATCAATCGGAGTTTGCCATCGGTCATTAACAGATGTCCGAATATTTCCATGATTTGGTTATACGTTTTACGTTGTATTTCATCAACCAATAAAGAATGTGCACCTGTAAGATACAGGTCTTCAAATAGTTCAGGGTAAGCATTGCTCGTTATTTTGTACAAACGATCTTTTATTCGTTCATTTGTTCCTAGGTTCATCAAATCTGATCTGCCGATTTGATGTATTTTTACATATCCATTTTGAAACGTTTTTACTCGTGTTTCATTGCGTATACTTTCGACGGGTATGTATTTTTCTTCACCGTCCACCAAGCACAGAATTTTAGTGCCTCGTTTGAAACAAGTTACTGGCTCATCGCCTGCATTTCCTCCATCCGTGATGGTCCAATTGTTCGGTGCGTTGGTGAGAATATCTCGTGAGGACTGTGCACTCGAATAATAATGAATTGTTCCAGCGCCGAGGGTAACATTCGGTTGAACTGTTTGTGCTGCCCATCCCACCAACGTAGAGGAATAATTTGACGTAGATAATCCTGAATTATAAAACATATTAATCATATCTGTTACATTTGAAATGTTCCACGAATTCAGAGGTCGGTTGAATGCAGATGCTCCAGCAAACATGAAACTGGAATTTTTCACATTTGATGTATTCCACGAATTCAAAGGTTGATTGAATGATGACGAAGCATAAAACATGTTTACTGTATTTGTGACATTAGATATATCCCATCCAGATATATCTTGATTGAATGCACTCGTTATTGCAAACAATCCCGAAATATTTGTTACGGCGGAAGGTAATGTACTTGGAACCGCAGTCAAATGTGTAACAGGGTCAGCAGTAAATGCCCAATTCAAATCTGTGAGGTGTCCATTGTCCCACGATACCACATCTGTCAAGTACTGCATTCCAGCTGCTCCAACGCCCCCATCTCCATAGGAAGTCACCTGTCCCGTAATTGTCACAGTATAGGATCCCGTGTTGGTATAAGTATGGGGAGCCGTTATTCCTTGGCTCGTAAAGTCGTCCGTTGTCTGATCCCCCCAATCCACATTGACCGTTCCTGTGAAACCTCGAAGAGGAAGAGCCACTTGTCCGTTTGCGTCGGTTACGTTGAACACGAGTGTGATTGGTGGTGGTGCAGACACAGAACCTCCATCCGTGATGGTCCAATTGTTCGGTGCGTTGGTGAGAATATCTCGTGAGGACTGCACATTCGAATAATACTGAATTGTTCCAGCAGTGAGGGTAACATTCGAGTGAACTGATTGTGTTGCCCATCCCACCAACGTGGAGGAATAGTTTGACGTAGATAATCCTGAACTATTGAACATATAATTCATATTCGTAACATTTGAAACATTCCATGAATTCAGAGGTTGATTGAATGCAGTGGCAGCACCAAACATTGCAGCCATTGTCATTACCTTTGATGTGTTCCATGAATTCAGGGGTTGATTGAATGCAGTGGTTTGATAAAACATGGCGCCGAAATTTCTCACATTTGATACGTTCCATCCAGATATATCTTGATTGAATGCACTTGTATTTGCAAACATATAATTCATATCCCTGACATTTGCCGTGTTCCATCCAGATATATCTTGATTGAATGCACTTGTATTTGCAAACATAGAACTCATATCCGTTACATTTGCCGTGTTCCATCCAGATATATCTTGATTAAATGCATGTGCGTCAATAAACATAAACTGCATATTACTTGCATTTGCCATGTTCCATCCAGATATATCTTGATTGAATGCAATTGCATTATTAAACATGCCTCTTATTTCTGTCACATTTGATGTATTCCATGAATTCAGGGGTTGGTTGAATGCAACTGCATAAGCAAACATACTTCCCATATCTTTTACATTTGATGTATTCCATGAATTCAGCGGTTGGTTGAATGCATCTGTAAAAGTAAACATCGTGTTTATATTCGTGACATTGGATATATCCCATCCAGATATATCTTGATTGAATGCAGTTGCATATAGAAACAACGCCGCAATATTTGTTACAGTAGAAGGTAATGTACTTGGCACAGCAGTCATATTTGGAAGTCTCGTTTCATTATTAAAAAATGCATAATTCAAATCTGTCAAGTATCCGTTGTCCCACGATACCACATCTGTCAAGTACTGAACTCCAGTTATTGCACCGAAGTTACTACTTCCGAAGGAAGTCACCTGTCCCGTAATTGTCACAGTATAGGATCCCGTGTTGGTATAAGTATGGGGAGCCGTTGTTCCTTCAACGGTAAAGTCGTCTGTCGTCTGATCCCCCCAATCCACGTTCACCGTTCCCGTGAAACCTCGAAGAGGAAGAGCCACTTGTCCGTTTGCGTCAGTCACGTTGAACACGAGCGTGATTGGTGATGGTGCAGACACAGAACCTCCATCCGTGATGGTCCAATTGTTCGGTGCGTTGGTGAGAATATCTCTTGAGGACTGCGCATTCGAATAATAATGAATTGTTCCGGCACCGAGGTAAACGTTCGAGTGAACCGTTTGTGCTGCCCATCCCAACAACGTGGAGGAATAGTTTGACGTAGATAATCCTGAACTAGAAAACATAGAACTCATGTTTGTAACATTTGAAATGTTCCATGAGTTCAGAGGTTGATTGAATAAATAGGATTGCTCAAACATACTTGACATGTTTTTTACCTTTGATGTATTCCATGAATTCAGAGATTGGTTGAATGGACCCGAAGAAAACATAGCACTCATATCCGTTACATTTGCTGTATTCCACGAATTCACAGGTTGATTGAATGAATAGCATTGGGCAAACATCCACTGCATATCTGTTACATTTGATGTGTTCCATGCATTCAAGGATTGATTAAATGCAGTTGCGTTCCAAATCGTCCTGTTGAGATCTGTGACATTGGATATATCCCATCCAGATATATCTTGATTGAATGCACTTGTAAATGCAAGCAATCCCGCAATATTTGTTACAGTGGAAGGTAATGTACTTGGAACCGCAGTCAAATGTGTAACTCCAAATTGATTATTACGAAACGCCCAACTCAAATCTGTGAGGTATCCGTTGTCCCACGATACCACATCTGTCAAGTACTGCATTCCAGCTAGTGAAGTGTTCGCATCTCCATAGGAAGTCACCTGTCCCGTAATTGTCACAGTATAGGATCCTGTGTTGGTATAAGTATGGGGAGCCGTTGTTCCTTCAACGGTAAAGTCGTCCGTCGTCTGATCCCCCCAATCCACATTGACCGTTCCCGTGAAACCTCGAAGAGGAAGAGCAACTTGTCCGTTTGCGTCGGTTACGTTGAACACGAGCGTGATTGCTTGTAGTCCTCCATCGGTGATGCTCCAATTGTTCGGTGCGTTGGTGAGAATATCTCGTGAGGACTGTGCACTCGGATTATATTGAATTGTTCCGGCGCCGAGGGTAACATTCCGTTGAACTGTTTGTGCTGCCCATCCCACCAACGTGGAGGAATAGTTTGAAGTAGATAATCCTGAACTATTAAACATACCATCCATAGCCGTTACATTTGAAATGTTCCACGAATTCAGTGGTTGATTGAATGCAGGTGTATTATAAAATATGGCGCTGAAATCTGTCACATTTGATGTGTTCCATGAATTCAGGGGTTGATTGTATGTGGTCGCGCCATAAAATGTATTATACATATCCGTGACATTGGATGTATCCCATCCAGATATATCTTGATTGAATGCAATTGCTGCTCCAAACAACCCCGTAATATTTTTTACATTTGCTGTGTTCCATGAATTCAGGGGTTGATTGAAAGAGTGTGCGTCATAAAACATATTTTGCATATTCGTGACGTTTGCTGTATTCCATGAATTCAGGGGTTGATTGAAAGAGTGTGCGTCATAAAACATATTATTCATATCCGTTACATTTGAAATGTTCCATGAATTCAAAGGTTGGTTGAATGATGACGCAAGACCAAACATGTTATGTATATCCGTGACATTGGATACGTTCCATGAATTCAAAGGTTGGTTGAATGCAGCGGCCTGATAAAACATATATGCCATATCTGTTACATTTGATGTGTTCCATGAATTCAGGGGTTGATTGAATGCAGTGGATTGAAAAAACATGGCGCGGAAATCTGTCACGTTTGATGTGTTCCATGAATTCATGGGTTGATTGTATGTGGTCGCGCCATAAAATGTATTATTCATATCCTTGACATT